TGATTTGCGCCTTTTTCAAAAGAGCCATTGTCCATCTCGAGTTGTACAACTCTGTTGTCAACTTCATTTGCCATCAGCCAGTCACCTCTTTCCAGACATCGTCTCTAATTTCATCGAAAATTGGCTGGATAGCGGGGTTGATATAATCTCGCCCTTCTACCCAGCCTCCGGTTCCAGTACCATGCCCATACTGAATAAGAAGAGCTATGATCTGACCATTATTAATATTATCGTTAATCCAATTAATTTTGGCAGCCCCATTGGAATACGCGACTTCATATCGCCATGATACTGCGGTCATTCCAGATTCAACGGGAGTTGCCGCGGCAAGAGCCTCAACGCCCTTTTGGGCATATCGAATCAGATTATTGAAAATCTTTCTATCGGAGGCCTTTTTAAGAAAACGGTGTGTTTTTTTAAATTTGCCCTTCGATGTAACACGAATGCCCATATGATTAGATCAACCTCTGCTATGATATTTTGCTTTTCTCGCCTCATTAATTGCTCGATTACTTTTGAAAGTATCTTTCTTCGACATCTTGGAAGAGTCATTCTTTACTTCATACACACGAATCAATGTCATAAGGCGGTTGAAATGCCAACGCTCTGCTTCAAATGGGATCTGCGCCGTAACCATCCAATAATAGACAAGCTCTGACGTTATGGTCTGCTTTGAAGCAGGTTTACTTTGGCGTTGGCTATGAAATGTTGTTGCCGTCATTGGATCATGGATGTATTCGTCTATAGTTTTATAATCCGCGGCAGTCAACTTGTAGTAGATATTTGGGTCAACATTTTTGTTTATTGTCATGCAGCGAACATAATCCATATATTCTTCACCCGTTAACTTGGTGCCCATAAATGGTTTCTTCCATTTGCTTTCCCATTTTGATATAGACAGAAGAGAGTGTTCAAGTTGGATTACTGTTGGCTTTATTTGAATAAACGAATACGTTGCTTCATCAAATAATTCACCGGACGAAACCGATAAGTAAAGCATTTACGTAGCAGACATAGAAGCAACTGCTGTGGAAGAATTAGCAGAGTCGGCCTTCACATACTTATTCATATCGGGAAGCACTCGATCGGTGAATTTCTTTGCAAAATCCTGATCGGTAACGAGTCGCATAAAGAACTCGACGTAAGCATTTGTCTGCGCAAAGTCATCGTAAATTGCTTCGGATTTTTCAAACTTACGACCGTCAGCAGACTTAATGCCATAGCTCATCTTTACAATCTTTACAAAGAAGTCCATCATGGCAGGACCATCCTGTCTCTTCATCGCATCTTCCAGACTGTTCTTCAAACCACCGGGCACAGAGAACTGCAACTGAGTCATCTCAGCGGGGGACAGATGAAAGTAAAGGTCTTCGGTTCTGGGATTACCGTCGAAATCAGTGTAAGTAATAGTTTCTTTCAGCATTTTGAATTTTCTCCTTTCAAATTAAAAGACCCCACCAGCCATTTAAGACCGGTGGGGATAAAGTGATTGATTAGCCTCCAGTGGGGGTCATAATGGTAATGATCTCAGAAGGCAGAGGCAGACGAGCAGCAGCTTCGTCGGAACCATAGAGAATCTTCTCTAGGTTTGCCAGACATGCCTTCTCCTGATCGGTCTTCAGCTTAGTGGAATCGATCTCCATATGAGCGAAGGGCTTATAACCAGGAACGCTGACAGGAATGGTTTCGAATTCCCAGCTCAGTTCCATGGCATCGGGAGAATCGTTGATGGTTTCGTAGCTGCGCTCGGAGGGGGATGCGGTTGCACCATAAACCAAATGGAGCTTATAACCGTGATCCTCAAACTCCTGATCGTTACCAACACGGGTACGGAACGCAAGGCCGAAGGTCTTACGAGTCTGCTGACCGATGCTAAGACCGGCAGTACCAGTCGGAGCTACAGAACCATCGCAAGCTTCCCATTCGGGCGGAAACATATAGGCCTTGATGGTACCCTTATAATCCTCTGCGGATCGCATAATCAGGAACTTCATGTTATCGGCATAAATAGAAGTTGCTTCGGCACCTTCGGGGGACTCATCAACACCGGACAAGCCACTCCAGGCAACACCTTCGCCGGGTGCATTATCGGCATAGGGATACAGAACCCCATGGTCGACACCAGTCTCGTAATATTTCTTACCTACTTCATCCCATACAAGAGCTTTACTAGCCATAGGTATTAAACCTCCTTAATAATAAATTGTACATACAAAATGGTATAACCCATCTGCTGTATAAATCCTGTCAAAGGAAAAGAATGGAAAACGCGACAGCTCTTCAAATATTTGGCTATCTGGTGTATAATCGATTGCAGTTACGGTATAACGATCTCTAACAACAAAACGTCCGTTATTTGAAAACCTAACCTTCTCGGCCGATTTCGAATAACGGATGCAAGGGTATTTCATCTTTACATTTGCTGGCGAGTTGTAATATGCATCTTTTACACCAGTTATAGCCGAAAGTTTTGCATCAAGATCGAATCGTCTATCCATTGTAAAGACCTCCTAACGTAAGTCGAATACGAGGATACTCTACGGTGACAGACATAATTTCCCATTTCAATCCATGCAAAACAACATAACGCATATACCCAAGATGTTCCTTTGAAAACTTATCGGCGACAATAGAAATATCATTACTTAATGTCAAATCCTTATTCGTACTGTCGCCATTTACGTCAAGACGAACTTTCCTGACAATAATGTCCCCGTGGTATCGACGTTCAATCGCCTCAGGGGCAAACACACCAGGAGACTTTTCAACCGTTTCAACGAAGCCAATATTTCCAGAAAATCGTCCCATTTTGAATTAAACCTCGCTGGCGGACCACTCGGTGCCGGTTACGGCGGTGGTACCATCAACAGTTACGACCTTACCAGCCGCAAACTTCACGGGACGCAGCATATTGGTGCCATCACCGATAAGCAGCATACCCTTCTTAAAAGCAGTCTCGATATAATCGACAGCAACCTTAACAGTATACTTTTCGTCGGCATACAGCTTATGATCCGCAGTCTTACCATGCAGGATAACCGCACGAATATGCTGGTCATTATAAGTCTCATTTACTTCAATCATTTTTGTCCCTCCAATGTTATGTAAACCTAAAGGTTAAAATTAACCGGCCTTCTTTTCCAGAACAACACAGGACTTAACCTTAGTCAGCGCACCGGAACAACGAGTCTCAAGCAAGAACTTTTCCTTATTAAAGTCAATGTCGAACTGGTTGAACTGAGTGATCTCTCCGCCCTTAGTAGCACCAAGAGAGTAGTCGTTCAGATTCAGAATAATAGCCTGCACTTCCATGGTCTCACCATCAGAATTCTGACGAGTCAGACAATTCATCTGCTCGACAGTATAGATAGCGGAGACGTTCAGGATGCTCTTCAGTTCGTCGATACCATTATAGATACGGCGACCGTTCAGATCTCTTGCCATCAGCATGGTGTTAACCAGCTGAGGAGCTGCAAACATCACAGGAGAGCCAGAACCCTTATACTCGATGCGGGCATCCAGGTTTGCCTCAATGATGGCTTCGGTCTCAATAAAGTTGTCACCAAAACGCTTGGAAGTATCTGCGCCCTGAAGCTTATCCTTCATGCCGGCAATATCAACGGTACGATGAATAGTGAACAGTTCGTCGTCAGTCCAAATAGGACGAATCTTATCTTCCGGAATCTTATCTTCATCGCCCTCTTCACGACCATCGCCAAAGAGAATGGCGGTAGCGATCTCCTCATTCAGACCGGCGCGCTGCATGTTGTAAATATAAGTAACCACATCGAAATCGGTGATATCGATAATATCGTCCCGATGAATGGAATCCTTAACATAAACAGTACAGGGGTCGGTAGTACGGGAAATCAGCTTGGCATTACCGCCTTCCTTTTTGAAATCGCCCTTCTTATAACCCTTGCCACGGAACTTACGACCGCGAGCATCGACCTGACGAGTCCGAATTCTGGAAATGGGGCTCTTGTGAACGCTATTCATAACGGTGGTAACCCAGGCCAGTTCATCAGTAACCAGTTCTGGTGCACCGGGCTTAACGTCCTTGTAATCGGGGAACAGAGTTTCAATATTCTCGATGCCATGCTGGAGATGATCGCAGCTCTCAACGTAATCAGCAATTGCCGCACGCAGAGAACCCTGCTGCTTTGCCATCTTGATGACTTCCAGCTGGTCGGCATGAGTCAGAACACCATCCATGGGATCATCCATGGGGGTGGTATCAAATGCATTGTGATTCATAGATTTTTCCTCCTGGTCGTTTTCTTCTTCGTCATCAGACGAGTTATTCTCTTTAATAGAAGTTCCAATTACGGCATAAACCGCATTCTTCTCTTCTTCAGTAAATGTATTCCAAACGTCCTTGACGGTCTTTCCATCCTTAGAAACAGGTTCCTCGTCGTTAGAATCGGAATGGGCGACAGCCTTGTTGCCCTTGCTCTTGTTCAGGGCCATTCCGATAATGAACATTGCAACCTTCTTTTTTTCTTCGGTCATACCATCAATAATTTCTTCAATGGTGCGTTTGGATTCCGATTTCTTTTCTGTGGGCTTGTCGTTCTGTTTGTCGTCATCTTTTTCGGTATCCTTAACTTCGCCATGAGAAAGATCCAGAGGCTGATTAAAGTACATAATGGCCTCCTCGTCCGCTCCGTCTTCATGGGAGATAATAGTGTCAATGTACGCACCAGGATTGGCTCCGGCATACACAAGACTTACCTCTCTAATGACACCATGAAGCACATCGCTTCCGCTCTGCTTCAACTTATTGGCGTAAATAGACATAGCGCAAATATCACCATGTGCCACGAGTTCTCTGGCATTAACGCCATTCGGCGTCTCATTGAAAACGCCATAGCCATACACGCCATCGTCTCTATTTTCGAGCATGGCGTGGCCGACTACATTTGACATATTTCTGTGGTCATGGTTCCATACCAGAGGAACTTTAACACCATCCTGATCCGCAAATGCGCCGGCACGAATAACGCGTCCATCAGAACATCTCAGATCATTCTTGGTCACATAACCACTGAAATCATACTTAAATGCCATTTTGATTTATTCACTCCTTTTCTTGAGTATTTTCTGTTGCGATGGATTCTTCTTCCTTTGTGTTGGCAAACTCCTGATTATCGGACACACTTATGTTACGATTCCGGAGTTCATTCGCCTTTTCATTCTTAATCGGCTTTCTTCCAATCATTTGACGAACCTCATTAGGACTAAGAATCTCATTCCGAGTAAGCTTATCCGAAGTATCAGCGACGGAACTCGGGGATAGAAGCTTAAAGGGATCTCTAAAATACATAATGGTTTCACCATCATCTCTCGCCTTCTGAGTTAAATACTTCCATCGCATAGAATCTGTAATCGCCGATACGATTGGTTCGATAAGTCTGGTATAGTAGTTCTGCATTGTAGCATCGCTAGCTGTACCATTCAGAATTTCAGTTGTTAAACCCAACTGAGAGTATAACTGATCGACAAGGTACTTAACCCGTTCGTACAAGTTATTCTCTACGCCGCGGTTTAACTGTGTAACATGTTCAGTTCCGTCGATGTACGCTATACCATACTTGGAATTTTCCAGCTGATCCGAGATGCTATTTCTTCGCATTTGAGCCCGTTCTTCCATGGATTTAGTACGAATCTGATAAGGAAGCTGGATAATCATGTCGAGCTTACCGGAACCATTCTGAGCATCGATCGTGTCGGAAAGGTTGAGCGTCCGGATTAGCCGCTGGACAACGGAATTGTTCTCATTCATCACGGAATAGAGAGGATTTGTAATGATTGGGACAGCCGATTTGGGCATCGTAAGATCTTCTCGTTGACCAGTTCGATCGTTGTAGGCACGCATCCTGATGTAATCTGGATACCACTGGATAATCTGGGCAGTTCGGATAGAATGGATGTCATACTCAAGACCGTTTGTTGTTTTCTTCGTCACAGTATCGATAGGAGGTAAAGCCACGGTTCCTTCGTCAAACATACTTAAAACGGCATCCATGATGAAGTCCCTTGGAGTCTGATCTTTATTGGCCGAAAGGGTCAAGCATCGATTCAGCTTGGAATTAATTGTCTCAATGTAGTTCCCCTCGGAATCGATCCTAACGTGAAGAAGGGAGATGGAAGCACAGTCCATGGCGATCTTTGTAAAGATTGGTGCAATAAAGGACTTTTCGTTGCCTCTAGTAAGTCTAGTGCGATATGGATTGTATGAAGATCCCCCGTAAGCTACATAACTACTTACGGGGGGATCTCGATTCATAAATGCATTCCAGGCGTTTTTCAGTCTGGAGGAAAGGTTGGTTTCTGGCATTTAGATCCCCTTTACTTCTTCACATCGATGACCGTTTTCGTTATCTTATCGGCAAAGATGCCAATATCCAAATCCGTTTGAATAAAGAAATCTCTACCAACTTTAAGGGTTCCATCCGAAATCTCAGAAAGTTTTTTAGAGAGTTCTTTATTTGATTCAATAAACCTGGCGGCATTCAGTGCATACAGTTCGGCTTTTGAAGTATACTTTTGAGCGCCATCGTCATCTCCAACGCTTTTAGCTTTTGCCGCTTTATTAATATTAAAATCGGCATAGACAGAATTACTCTTTATACTTTCACGAATGGCTTTCTTTGCATTTTTTGTATCTCGCTTTGAAAAGCGATTGCTCGATTCAACCTTCTTTGCACGGGCTTTACCAGCTTCGGTAAGAGTACCGTCCTCATTCTGGTATTGTCTAATACCCCACTTTTTGCCCAAGATGCCGTGATGGGCTAAATAGGTTTCCATTTTGATTTCTCACATCCTTTAATCAAACATAAGATAAAATTATGTCTCGTTTTTACGCTCTTGATACTTAATGTAAGCGCCATAAGCGAGTTGCCCGGCAGAAACAACTGCAGAACCAATAACTGCCGCCGTGCCAATTCCAGAAATAATTGACGCCGCAACAGCAGCACCTCTGGCAATATCAGCATATTTCGAGGCATTAGAACTTACGTCTCTAAACATCTTAAAGCTTTCGGCGTAGCGAGATTTGGCTGCGTCAAACGTAACTTTATTCTCGCTTAAAGCATTAATGTTCATATCTCTCTTGTTTCGATCCAGCAAATATTCCAATGCTTTTACATTAAATGAAGCATCATTGGATCTACGTTGCGAAGCCGCAGAAAGGTCTTTCATCCGGTTGGCGGCATATTTCGAGGCAATGCCAATAGATGCGCCAATAGCAGCTGATTTTCCAGATTTAATTCCCGCTTTCTTAGATTCACCTTCATACATATCTTGCGCATCAATATAGCGTCTTTTCCCAGCAGCGGTAAGAGTGCCATCCTCATTCTGGTATCGTCTAATACCCCACTTCATGCCTAGGATGCCGTGATGGGCTAAATAGGTTTCCATTTTGATTTCACCTCAATCGTCGTCATCTTTTTTCTTCTTATCGCCCTTCTCAGAGCCAAGAGCGGCATCAAGAATCTTATTGGCAATACGTTTGGCGGCTCCAGTAGCAATAGTAGTTGCCAAACTGTCTCCAAATTTTGCAAGATACTTTTGCGTTGCTGTTTGACCTTTTTCTATTGTTTTAGGAGTTACTTCCGAAAGATATCGGCGTTCAAGGTCTCTTCTATTCAAAAAATCACGAATCTCCTGATCCGACATTGTAGAAACATCTCTTGGTCTACCGGAACGCTCGTCGGCAAGCCTCTGCTTTTCCTCTTTACGTTTCGCCTCAGCGGCCTTCTTTTTTGTTTGAGCGGCTTTTCGAACCGCGGCTCTACGTTTCGCAGTCATCTTACGGCCATATCGAACCTGTCCTGTAGCAGTAAGAGTACCGTCCTCATTCTGGTATCGTCTAATACCCCACTTCATGCCTAGGATGCCGTGATGGGCTAAATAGGTTTCCATTTTGATTTCTCACATCCTTTAATCAAACATGTCGCCATTTGCCTTATATGCAACCCAGGCATCCATCATTGCCGACACGTTATCGATCTTATCTTCATTTCGAAGTTTAAATAACTTCCGATTGCCATTCGTATCGGTTAACGTAACGCAGTTCTCCATTGCAAACTGCATCAATTTTTCATCAAACTTCAAGAGACGTTCCTCGGACAGCTTCTTCAATTCTCCAAGAGGAACAGATTCGGTACGGGCTCCTTGAATGACCTTAACAACGCCAAAAGATCCATTCTCCTTGCACCATCTGTCAACGAACGTCTCTGCATTATAAGGATCGAATCCAAAGCACCGTACTTCATAAGCATGTTCTTGAATAAAACTGTCTAACTCATCATAGACCTGCATCATGTCAAGAATAATTCCATCGAAAACAAATAAACTACCTTCGGCTATGAACTCCTCATAACGAAGTCTCGTTGCTACTGGTAGTTTATGTAATGTATTAAGTGTAATATAGCTACGGACCTTTACACCAAATGAACCATCAGAAAGAGGGAATAGAAACGTAAACGCGCAGAAATCATCGCCTCGCGATAAGTCACCGCCCATAGCGCATGGCATCTCCCAATAACTTCTCTGCGGATGAGGTAATGTCTCTTCATATGGGAAATAATAGGTATAGCCTTCGCTTGGGATTCCAAATCGTTTGGCAAGAATATCATTTCGCGCGGCAGGAACCTTCTCTGCTCTCTCAACATCAAGTTGATACGTCTCATAGCTTACAGTAAATCCGATATTCGGCTGTGCCTTTACCCACATCGTTGGGTCTGCTACTTCGTCGATATCATCCAACCTGTAATACCAGATAGACACATGCGGAGCTTTGTAATCTCCTCTTAAAATGTCTAGCAACTCCATCTTCATAGAGTCGCCAATTCCGTTTCGGACAGTACCCTCAGAACTGATGGCAAGAATTAAGTAATCCTTAACCTTGGATGCGCCCTGTTCTAGAGCCGCAATCGGATCCTCTTTAGTAACACCAGAAAGCCATTCATCAACAGTAGCGCACTTTACCTGTAGTCCCTGTAGTTTATCAACACGCATAGGACGAACTTCAAGCAAACTGCCGGTCAGCATGTTCTCGATACCTTTTTTTGTAGGGCAAAGTTTCTGGCGATTAGCTTTGTTGCCTGTTGTATTTTGAATGCTGCCTTCGGTTAAAAACTGAAAAACGGGTCCTCTCGCTCGTGTAATAGCCGTCGCAATCGGAGCTATGACCTCATTCGCCTGCTTCATTGTAGGCGCTACAGCAACTTGATGAGTTGTTGACAAGTCTACATTTAAAAAATAGTCATGAATGGTGCTACCGTAGAAAGACTTCGCAGCACCTCTTGCCACAATTAGGTATTGTTTTTTGGTGAGTCTACGTTTAATACGACGTCTCTGAGCATGGACTCCTCCGTTCCCATCCGAAACATAAACGACTTTCTCCTCGAAATAATACCAACAGAAAATTTCTTCGGCCCACAACTTAAATGTGAATAAAAGCTTTAAATCGGAGCCATCTGTTAGCACTAGTTCATTTTCGCAGAAAGCTATATAACCCTCTACCGCTCGATCGTCATAGTAATACTTTGGATCACGAATCAGATCGTCAATCCGATTCATTTCCATTTCGATATACTTATTAATTTTTATCTCCCCTCGCAACACCGCGTCTCGAAACTCACCGTAGTATCGCGGGGTTGCTGTATTGGAAAGCATACATTACTCCTTACTCATTTTGATGTTCAAGATAGAAAATAATATTCCACTCGAGTTCCTTGATCTCTTCTTTAAATGCGTCAAGGATGGTGCTAGATGCTGGCGGATCAAATCTAAGTCTACTGCTTTTAGAAACATACTCCTTGATATAGCCAAGTAATTTCTTGTCAGAAGCATAATCATTCCACTTTTCTTTTGGACCGGTGATCTCAAATCCCTCATCTGGACCTACTTTCAGTTGAGAAAGTTTTGAAAAAACAGAATTCACAATTGGAAGTAGATCCTGATCGAAGTCATCACAGTCCTGGTCGATCTGACATCCCCTTCTGACCGTTTCCAAAATACTATTGCTCATTTACGTTTTCCTCCATGGACATGTATCATACATAGAACGAGAAGCAATTCTTGGTAATCCAATATTTTTTTTCTGATAGTGAATTGCATTATGTGTGGCAAGGGATACACAGACAAGATACTCGGGTTCCCAAGCAAATGGACTTCCATTGATGATGTCTTCGATTGTTATTGGATTCATATGGTGCAGCGTAAACACATTTGGAAGTGGGTATCCATCGACACCAAGATCCATTCCATGCTGACGCCTTACTATTTCTTGTCGAAGACGTTTGTATTCTCTCGATCTATAAAACCTTTGATTAATCCATCTATCATAACCAAAGGTGGGCTGTCCGACGGTAGAATACGTTCTAAGATAATTGATTCGTTCTTCAATTGTTGGAAACTTAATTAGCTCAGTCCAAGTCTTAATATAATCCGACATCGTCTTCCTCGATTTCATAGTCATCCGCGCCCTGGTATTTTCGCATGGCGCGAATTGCACGTTCATAAAGTTCTCCGCTGCGCGCTTCCGCCGCGGCTGCGTCCCTCTTTGCACGAAGAAGTTCGATCTCGGCATCCATCTTTTCTTTTTCTCGCTTCTCTCTTGTAGATGCAAGTTTTAAATAGTGGACTAGGACTTGAGAAGAAGCCGTTCCCTCCCTAAGCTGCTTTTCAGCTTGGTCGATGGCCAGATCCATCATCAAATTTTCACGAGCTTCTCGTGTAATTGGAGGACGGTCTTGCTTTTTTGGCACTCTTCTCTCCTCCTTTCAACTTAAAACTGTTTTTACTTATCCGATGGTTACAGTGACACCGCCCTGAGAATTATCAGTCTCCGCATACGGGATTGCCTCAACTGTAACCTCGGACATATAATCGTATCCTTCACCCGCAGTAATCGTCTGCTTAGTTGCCTTCGGGGTTACAGTTTTGGTAGTAACCTTGACCGAACTGGACGGCTCAAGACTGCCAGTAACGCCAAGAATAGTAATGCCCTGCTTGATGTTTTCGGCAATAAGCTTGGCCTGTTCAGTATCAAGAATACCAACAGTGCCAGATCCATCGTGATAACCCTGAGGAATCTTTACCGTTCCATCAATAGTGTCAATCGTCAGCGTGACGGCACCATTGTTTGGCATCGTACCCGTAATTTTCTTACCGGCGGCATAGGCGGTCTTGCCCTTTAGAATTTCGGCAACACCAACGGTAGCGTCCTTAGAGTTAACGTCATAGTTACAAGTGCCAGTAATGATATTACCAGCCTTATCGTGTGCAGTATAGTTTGTAAGAATCTTATCTGCAGTAACGGTATCAGCGGTTAGGTCGATCAAGACGGTGCCGTTATAAATTACTTTGTTTTTAAATTGATTAGCCATTATTCATTTCCTCCTATAATTGCGGTTATTCCATTGCTGTCGTTTGAAACCTCATAATATGGAATCTTCTCAACAACAACATTTTCTTTCATGAGTTTATCTGTCGTGTACAATGTTTGTGCTATGCCTTTAGGAACAACATTATATGGGCCTTCATACATTTCGTGTTCTTTTAAAATTTGAACTGTGCCATGCAATTCGACTTTAGTTCGAATCTCTCCGTTGATGGTTACACAATTATCTACCATGTGGTTACCTCTTTCGTGATTCGGAAACCAGAATATGGTACTACTGTGTAAACCTCTCCGTTCTTTGTTTCCAACTCAATGTCATAAACATACCTTCTGAAATCCAAATCTTTTGTATCGATAGGGTCAATCTTAAATATTGGATTACCGGTAGATGTTTTTTGGAGTACAGAATTGGAATCATATGCGCTTTCTTTTACCGTGAGTTTAAATACATCATCCGGCGAAGGAACGTAGAGTCCATCGTCACAAATATTTGTAATCGTAACCGTGAGCCGTGCTGTGTCACCACGAGTAAGAGAAATATCGTTGCCTGTTACTTCTAGCATTTCTTCACCTCCAGAAATATAACCCATTCAAAGAGAGGCATGGCAGAATTTAATCTGCGTGAGGCAAAAACTATGGAGGTATTTGTAAGGAAGGTAGACATGAGAAACGAACGTCACGTTGGAAAGGAGAACAACGTGAGTAAAGGATACATGCCTCCCCTTGAATGGGTTATAGATAGGCTTTTGTTTGAGGAAAATATCCCTCCGGAGAAAAAATCAAG